TTCGTATAATTTTTTTTTTTCAATAAATACCCTTGGGAAAATTTTGTCTCCATTCTTTGGGCAAAATTACAAGAAAATCCAACAGGATCCTTTTGAGAATTTTATTAATTCTACTTCAGATATGAAAAGGCATCCCATGAGGTTGGTTGCAATCGAACAATTGCAAGTTTTTCGTTTAAATAAGAAACTCTTACATCACTATAGTTCTGATACAATTGTATCTTTATTATTTTCTTTATACCTTGGTAAAAAGAATATATTCCTTGGGCGTTGTGATGTCAATAAAAGAGTTTCTGAATTTAAGGAATTGGTCACCAGAAAGAATGAAATAGACCCCGAATTTATGATCTTTGTTGAGGAAGAAACAAAACGGCTCTTTAATGATTTTGTTTGGAAAAAAAATCTAAAACATGTGTTACCTCAGACAACTTACTATCGTAATCAAATGCCCATAAAAGGACTTCATGATTACATGATAGAAAGATATCCAGAAACGATGCTCTTTGATTTTATGGAGTTCTGGGAAAATGATAATGCTGAAGGTGTAGTTAAAGAACTCATTGATGAGTTTTTAGCTAGTCCATGTACACATGAACTAAAACTTGTACCAGAAGGTGGTAAAGTTAGAGCCATAACTACAAATCATCCTGCTAGTGTCTGTATGAAGGAGCTTCAATGGAATGTACACAGACACCTAAAACATAAGAGTGAATTTGATTACATCGGAAAACAAGTACGTGAACATATAAATATGATCCACTTTGATGAGGACGATTATGTCCTAAGTGGTGATTATACAAATAGTACCGATTTTATTCCCAAAGAGTTTACGAATAAAATCTATGATGTAATTTTTAAAAAGATTCAAAAACCAGTTTTAAAATCTTTAGTGGATCACACTATTCAAACTGGTACTATCCACGACCGTGGAGAAGAATACAAAATTGAAAGTGGTCAAATGATGGGAGGACTATTAAGCTTTCCAGCTCTATGTATTATGAACCACTGTATAAGTTCTTATGTTGGTATTAGGCAGGGCAAGAAAAAGATCAATGGGGACGATCTATTGGCAGCAGCATCGATGGAGGAAAAAAAAAAAATGGGTAGAAGAGAGTCCAAAATTAGGAATGTTACCAAATGACTCAAAGAGTCATATTCATAAGATCTATGGTACATTCAACTCACAGTTAATAAAGAGAAGGAGGAATGGTCAGTTGGTTAAGATTCAACATTTTTCTGTGAGTAAACTGAATAAATCATCATTGAAAGATTATTGTGGTGAAAATATGGGAGTAGATAGCGTTAATAAATACTATAGGACTTGGTTTGAGAATAATACCAGAGTCGATTTATTAACAGGTGATAGTTATAAGAGAAACAATAATCTAGGAAAATATTTAGAACAGAAGGTTCCTTTTTTTTTTTTTTTTTAAGTATAATAAAATATTTTCAAAAATAGGACAGTCTTGTTTCTAAAAAATTGGTGGCTTGTCAAAATTTTTTTTGTGAGAGGAT